AACCCGTAGACTTAGAGACCTATGAGAAGCTGAAGAAGGAGTTTCCTGAGTCCATCGACTGGACAATCTCAGAAAACTCTGACATGACGGAAGGGTCTCAGCAGTTAGCCTGCACCGGCAACAACTGCGAGTTGTAACTTACGGGGGCCTCAGCGCCCCCTTTTTCAACGAGGTGTATACATGAACATCAAACGCGACATCGAGATCCGCATTAGAGTACTTGAGAACAAGCTAACCAAGTCCATACCTGCTGCTCGCAACAACGAGATCAGAGGAGAGATTATGGGCCTGAAGTGGGTGCTAGAGCGTATCTAGCGCCCCTGTCTTTCTTTTGTTGCTCCCGCAGCTAACGCCCCAGTAGTAGCTAAGTTTTTAAAATCAGACGGTCGAATGGTTGGTCTAGGCTGTTTTTGTATTGCTACTGCTGCTTGCTCCAACATCCCTTCTTTTCGTTGGCTTACGGGCTTTGCTCCCATCTGTTGTAATTCTTGTTGAAACACTTGTTTTTGTGGTTTAGGGGAAGGAGTAGAAGGAACATCACCAAATACATTGTACCCGTTCATGTTAGGAATAGACACTATTCTAGTATCTCCGGGAACAACTAAACCAAACAAGTCATTCTCGTCGTGGATTGCTGCAGCAAAGTCTCCTTTTTTATTAGTCAGGTACTCGCCTCCTACTCCTCCAAGGCCTTTTGCTGAAGATTTATGAGACCCGCTAAAATAGGCGGTGTCGCCCCTGACATCTATAGTTTCAGCCACCAGCTGAACCCTAGCCTTCATAGCATCATATATTTCTCTTTGAGTTTTAGTCAGTTTTTTACCAGACATTTCGTCTTTTTTGTACTTATAGTACATATCAATAGTGTCTTTATCTGGTCTTCCCTTTGTTCCGTACTTATCAGATTCAGTCATTTTGTACAAAAACTTTTCAAACCTGCCTGCTTCTTCTCCTGTGGATAACTTATATAGTTTATCGTCAGGAAGTCTAGTCATGGCAACGAACTCCCGAAGTTCTTGGTCAGTAAACTCTTTTTGTTCAGGAAAATACTTTCGTATAGAGTCTTTAGCATGAAACACTCTACTAGCCACTTTTGAAGGGCCTTTGAGACTTTCCTTAGACAAGTCAGTAAATGCAGTAGGATCGCGGACCACTACTTGAACTTGTTCGTTTGGTGCTATCTTTTGAGCCTTCCGTATTCTTTCTTCCATTACAGCAAAGTTTTCTTTACTAAGGTTAATGCCTTTTCTTTTTATGTCTTCAGCCGCTGTGTCTAAAACTTCAGGTGTTAAATTAGGTTGTATGTCACGGGCCTGTACTTTTTCAAAAGACCTTACGACACCTTGAGTCGGTTGTTTTCTTTGTGTGCTCAAAAGCTGGGTTTGATCTAACTGTCCCTCTAAAAACGAAAGGTCTTTGTTAAAATCACGAATAAACTTTGTTTCTGCTTCGGTTCTTTGTTTTGGGGCTTTTTGCCGTATAGCAGCGGCTTGTTGTCTACGCTGTGGGGTTACTCTCGCCGCTTCCCTACGCAACGACATAGGGGTTCCACCTCGTCGAGAAGCAGAAGCAGCAGGACTTAAGGTGTCTAAAACGGCGGTAGGACCTGTAACAGCAATAGATCCTGCTTTGCCTCCCGCCCCAGACCCGTAAAAAAACGGCTGTCTATTAGGCGCTTCCATAGACAAATCCTGTAGCATGCCGCCCTTTACTGCCTTTGCTGCAGGAAGTATAGACAAATCTAAACCATAGCCCAGTCGTTTCATCATTTGAGGATTTTCTTGAGCTACTTTCATGGCGGCTCTAGCTGCATCAGTCTCCATAATTCCTTGTTGTAACTGAGCAAAACCCCTTTTAAGAATATCGGGAGCTACTTGGTCTGCTGTTTCCATCGCAAGTGTTATAGGAACGTCTGCAAAAAGACCAACGGTGTTAGCCGCTCCTTGAAGCATTTGATCTCCAAGCCCTATTTCACCTCTGTTGTATCGTCGAGTTTGTTCAACAAAATCATCAACACGTTTTTGGGCACCTGTTGCAAGGTTTCTTGGAATGTCTTTAATCGCCACTTTCTTCTTCCTCTTTTCTCGCTTGGTCCATTAGATACACAATGTAAGCACGATCTGCTTTAAGTTGAGCTACTAAGTTTTTATCAGAAGAGTAGACTTTCATAGCCTTGTCTGTCCCTGACAACACCTTTGAGTAAAACTTTAGTCGTGTCTTTTTGTCCGCCTGTCGAAGGGCAAAGTAAATGCCTGCGCCTACTCCTGCACCTGTAAGTGCTGCTGTTCCTGTTGCAGAACCTACTGCTGCTCCTGCTACTGCTGCTCCTCCTGTTTTAAGGGTAGCATATAAAGCTAGAGGAGTAGAAGGAAGGTTTGCTGCCCCTGCTATTTTGTCATACAAACGTGCTATTTTGTTATTACCTTCTCCGTACATACGCATACGAAGAACGTCCCTAGACAACATAAGATTGTGCTGTCTGTCTAACAGATTATGAACCTCATCACCTACAGTTATTTCTTTTAGTTTGTTGTTCATCACGTTCCTAATGAAACGACCTGCAGCGCCCTTAGCAGTCTCTACCGTTGGGTCTAAAACATCGCCTTTTCTAGCCCCTGCATTCATGAGTCTATCAAAACGCTGTCTTGCGTCTAATAAGCCTAAAGCGTTGGCTTCTCTTTTGTCTACAATTTTTAAAGCTCTTTCTGCGTACTCCAGTGCTTTCTTTTGAGCTTCGTTAGACAAAGCAATAAAATCATCGCTTTCCGTCATTTCGTCAAACGCTTCTTTAAAAGAGTTAACAAGATCGTCTCTTTGGTAAGCGGGGTTGCCTGTTTTTCTTATAAAAGCCTTAAGTTGTTTAGCTGACTTAGACACATCGTCTCCTACAACAGTATATGCTCTTGCATAATGAGAGTTAGGATCTAAATCTTCTACGGTCTCTAATGTAAGTCTCATGATTTGTTCACGTTCTGTAGGGACATAAACAGTTCTGTCAAGAGGACCACCTACACTTCTAAAGTCTCCTTTGTAACCTGTTTCTCCTACAACGTGAGGGTCCATGAGTTTATTGATGCCTGCTCTACGCTCCTCTAAATTTTTAGTGTTGTATTTTCGCTTCATTTTTTTGGCTGCAAGCTCAATAGGTTCTTTTGCGGGAGCAAACAAAGTTCCAATGTCAACATAAGTTTCAAAAGTTTCAGCAAACTCTGGGTTTCTGGTCGCCCATTCTTTGTAAACATCGTAACCAGCGTTGGCTGCTGCGCCGGCTTGCCGAACTAACGCAGTGTCTTTTATTTTGTTCCAACCTTCTTCTGCTCCTTCTCTTACACTATCTGGTATGAGAATGTTTACTCCTCCGGCTAAAAGCTCACCTCCCGTGCGAGCAAGTTGAGAAACACCCGTGGGAATATACTCCATTCCTCCGGGTTCTCCAACAGCCATGCGTTCAGCGCGTTGTGATACTTTTTCAGGAAACTCAGAAATTATACCCATGGGGTCAAACTCTTCAAACCTTTGAGCTACTTGTTCTCCGTATGGCCTTGGTTCAGGTGTAGGCTCAGGAGTAGGAGAAGAAGGTTGATGCGCCCCGTATTGTTTATTCAAAAGCTCCGCAATTTCCGTTGCTGCTTTCATGTCTCCATTATCAGCCGCAAGTTGCATTGCTTCCAAAAGTTGATCTTTTGTGTATTGCATTTTAGTCTCCGACTTAGGGCTGAGGAACAACTAAATTAAGATAGCTCTGTGCGCCAGAAGATATCGAAGGAGCATCGTAAACCATTTCAGGATAAACTGAAGACGCTCCTTCCCTTCCTTTTTTAGACATAAGTTTGTTTCTTGCTGTGTTGTAGGTATTCATTACAAACAACGCCTCATTAGTTCTCAACTCTAAAAGCTCCTGTAAAGCTGCTTTTTGGTCCGTAATGTCCGCACCAGAAATCCTCTCTGCATACAAACGGTCGGCATCAGAAAGACCAGTGCCTGAACCGAAGTCTTTAATTTGTTCAGCGACAAGTTTACCTGCTTCCCTCATGTATGCTTGTGCATCTGCTGCTGTGGTTCCTTCATAAGGAAGCCCTAAGAATTTACCCACGCGGTCCAAATATACTTGGACGTTTGCGCCTAAACCTGTAGGCATTCCGCCTTCAATCCTACTAAGTTGTCTTTGAACAACATCATAAGTTTTTTTAGCGGCAACAGCTTTTTCGTGCATTTTACCAAAATCTTCGACAGCCATTTTAGCAAGCTCTTCAGTAACAGCGTCCGTATCAGTTACTACACGTTGTACGTCTTCTGGTGCTTTTGTTAACCCCAATGTCGCAGGAGAAACCCATCTTTTTGTTTTTTCGTCGAAAACACGACCAAAATCGTTTACAATATAAACACCGGGATTTCCTTGTGCATCTTGCCAAGCCTCTGTTTTTCCTTTTTGCCCATCAATAGTAGAATTAAAATCAGCATCTGAAGCTGTTTCTAGACCAAGCTCATCAAACTGGGCCTTATTAATACCAGCAGCAGCAGCCAGTCTACGACGTACAGGGATGCTTTGTGTTCCTACTTTAGCTCTTTCCATTGTTCTAAGATCGTTAGCAATAGAGTCTAAAGATTTTCTGTCCGTAACTGTTCTAGCCCGTGTTGCTACGTCAGGAAGACCCAACGCTTCTGCTCTCAATGCTAAATTTTCTTGTTCAGCACCCAACGCAGTTCTAGTTGATAAAGTCTCAGCTAAATCACGCGAAGCTTTAGCATACTTAGCTGCGTTTGCCATGTCTCCTTGCGCCTGATAAAATTTAGCTAATTCAGCCAAACCTTCGGGGGTGTTGGGGTCCATTTGAGCCAACTGTTGACGCTGTTCTTGCATCTGTTGTTGCTGTCTAAGTTGTGCAGGAAGCTGTGCCGCTTGTTTTGCAGCAGTAAACATCCCCTGCCCGAAAGCAGGAGTAGCCATCTGTCTTAAAAATTCTTGTGAAAACTTAGCCATTAGGAGCCTCCTCCAAATCCGGGAATAAGAGAAGATAAATCAACATTGTAGACAGGTGCCTTAGGAGTCAACGCGCCTGATAACAACCCAGTGCCTGTTTGACCCAACAAATTAGCTCGTGCCTGCTCTGCAACCAACTGAGCCTCAAGACCCGACATAGACGCTTCACCAAACAAACCAGCGCCTTGTAGTTGCGCCTGTTGTTGCAACGCTGCCAACTGTTGTGCAGGCTGGGTAGCCGCCATAAGTTGCTGCTGAGGTACGTAACCTGCACCAAGGAACGCCTGTCCTAACGTAGCTTCTTGCATTTGCTCTGCTTGAGCTTGTTGCATAGCGCCTAAAATAGCTCTATTACGGGCTTCTTCTTGTGCCGTAGCCATAGCCAGCATTTCAGGAGTAGCGCCACCGTAAGCAGCAGAGCTAACCCCAAGACGTCCCTGTGCTGCCAAACGCTCTTCCAGAGCTAACCGCTGACGTTCTTCTTCAGGGCGCTGTGCTCTACGCATACGCTCAAAGATGGCCTGTTCACGAGCGTCTCTAGGCTGTACCGCTTGACCAAAAAAGCCACCTGCTCCGCCTAAGAGTTGATTTTGCAAAGCAACCTCTTGTGGAGACAGGCCCATAGTAGTTTCAATACCGCCTTCAGGAGTTACCTGAGTACCTAGACCAGCACCAGTAGCAGTAGTCACAGTAAACGGTCTAAACTGCGTCTGCTCCAGCTGTCTTTCAGCCAAAGCTTCAGCGCCTGTTCTGGCCTCTCGTCCTATGTCACTAAGCCGTCCATAAGCCTCGCCCGTCAATAAACCACCGACAACGCCGGGAAGTAAAACCTCTGGCTGCGACAGGAACTCACCAAGATCCTCTAAAAAATCAAACATTATTAAACCCTCTTATAGCAATTTGCCTATCAAAGCCATTACGTTAATCTCCTGTAGTGACAAAGCAAAACCGTCAATTTCTGACTCTAGCCCTACCTGTACACTTGTTCCGTACCCTGTTGTATTAAGCACCCTAGCGTTGGTCAGCTGACCTGCCGTAAACTCTACGGTGGTGTACTCACTTTCACCATAAAAACCAGTGATCTGGTTACCTACTGTAAACTCTGCAGTAGCGTATGTTGTTTCAAAGTCATAAGCCCACTTAAGAAACACTGTTGCGTTGTTTGCACCAACCAGCGTTGGCTTCAACTTCTTCAAAATCTTGACTCTAGAGCTGTCTCCAAATGTCAAGCTTGGGCTGTAGTACTTAAATCTGTACCCACTACCGTTGTCGCTGTAGCCTGTATACGTACTGATACCGTTAGTTGTGCCTATGTGTAGCGTACCGTCTTCTAAACGTGTAAATGATGTAAACTTGGTAGACGGCCAACGTGTCACACGGTACGATCCGTTTTCTAGTGTTCCTCTAACGTCAAAACAGTACGTTACGTCCTGACCAGTAAAACTTAGTAAGTAAAAACCCTCTTCAGGACTGTACACAGACCTAAAGAACTCTGTTTCATTCTGTAGTGCAGCAATGATGTCCTTTGTAATGTTACCGGACAAGCTGCTGATAGGCATTGACTTTTCTTGTATTGTTCTGCCAAAGCTCTTAAGTCCCGTGTGCGACAAAAACAACACGTCTGTACCAGTGTACTGCACAGTGTCCCTGTTGACGCAACCAATGCCTGCTACGGTATCTGACAAAGTCATAGAAGCAGGAGAAGTAGCACCGTCGTACACAATAATGCTGTGCTTACCAAAAATAATCAACAGTCCGTTGTGTGCCGCTAAAGCTACAATCTCGTCGTAACCGTCAGGCCATACTTTGGACACGTCAATGTTTCCGCTAGAGCCGCCTGACCATGCAACACCGTCTAACAGATCAGACCAATAGATGGTAGACTTGTTAGTGCTAAAGTCTGCAGTCCACAAACGTCCATACGCCGCTAACACCTCATGACCGTACATAGTACTAGCAACGCCAGTAGCATGAGTGTGTGTTGACATCTTCTCTACAACACCAGCATGGTTAGAGTAAACCAAAGGTTCGTAACCACGTTGGAAGAAAAACAAGTGGTCGTTAAAGTTTACAATCTTCCAGTCGTTAGCACTAATGGTGTAACTGCCGGGAGTTTCGTCTGCCAGTGTAGTTGTACCGCTTATGATCTTGTTGTTACCAACAGAAAATATCTTAGTGTTTCCTGCGTTGTCCTTATATTCCTTGATAGACCGTAACGAGTCAGTACCAAGTACAGTCTTGTTTGTTGTTACAACAGTGTGGCCCTTACGTGCAGCAATACGACCACGTTTGTCAATCACAGCGTTGTCTGCAATTTCTGCAAACGACGGGTCTTGAGCCAATGGCGAGTCTTCGGTGTTA